GCCGCAACAGCACTTAACATTGGTGCTACTTCTGGAATTGCTACAATTAATAATCCAACAGTTGTTGGTACACAAGCAACACAAAATCTTTATAATACTGTAGCAACAACAGTAAATGCTTTTGGTGCTGCAACAGCACTTAATGTTGGTGCAGATAGTGGAATTTTAACTTTTGGTAATCCAACAGTTGTTGGTACTCAAGCAACACAAAATCTTTATAATACTGTAGCAACCAATCTAAATTTTGCTGGTGCCGCAACAGCACTTAACATTGGTGCTACTTCTGGAATTGCAACCATTCGTAATGAAACTTTAAGTGTTCCAAATGCGACTACATTAAATCTTGGTGCAGCATCCACTACAACAAGTGTCAATTTTCAAAGCACTCCAAACACTTCCTTTGTTTCGATTGCTGCAACTACAAATGCAACTAATACAACATCTGGTGCATTAAGAGTTGCCGGTGGTGTTGGAATTGCGAGTGATGTGTTTATTGGTGGAATTTTAAATATAGGATCAAATCAAACCATTACTGGAAATTTAACAGTACAAGGAAATACAACTTTAGGAGATTCTGGTAGTGATTTATTTTCAGTTACTGGAATTACAACTTTTACTGGAAATATTACTCAGACTGGATTATTTACTAATATTGGCGGAGTAATAATTGATAATATTGGCATTAGTTCAAACGTAATTTCCACAAAGTCTGGTGGAGGAAATACACTTTATATTGATCCATACCCCGATGGATTAAGTAATGAAGGTACAGTTGTCATTAAGGGTGATTTACAAATAGATGGTACTACAACCACTGTAAATTCAAATACTGTAAGTGCAAATGAAGTAATATTTAACATTGGTGATGTTACAAGTATTAGAACTGTAATGTCATCCGTTGGAGTAGGAACAAATCAAATTTCAATAGATTCTGTTGTAGGAATCAATACCGGCGATGTAATAAGCAATGCAGGTATCGCAGGATTGCCTGCAAGTAGTGGCGATAGAACTATTGTTTCTTACAATACTGGAACTAAAATAGTTTCAATCGCTGGTACAACAACTGCTGGTATTTCTTCAACTACACAATTAACGTTTACACATGCTTTTGACACGAATACCGATAGAGGTATTTCATTTAATTACAATACAAGTTCAGGTGTAGCAAATAATAAGAAAGGGTTTTTTGGATATAAAGATAGCACTGGTTATTTCACTTATATTCCAGATGCTACTATTACTGGTAGTGTCGTAACTGGAACAAAAGGAACACTTGATATTGGAGCATTATATCTCAATTTCGTATCATCTGGAATTAGTACCAGAGGTTCTGCATATTTTGATTCTAATGGAAAATTAATAAGCACTAATACTCCAGAAGTTGGATATGCAAGTACCTCAAATTATATTTTAACAACAGATGATTCGAATGTTCCTGTCTGGACTGATACAATAGATGGAGGGCAATTCTAATTATGAATAGTGAAGTTGATGTAAATATTTTAGTTAATCTATATCATCAAAAAATTTCAACATTAACAAATCAAAACATTTTATTAGAGGCAAAAATACAATCATTTGCTCAAGATTATGAAACCGAAAAAAATAAATTATTAATGAATAATTTAGAACTTCAAAAAAAGTATGATGAATTAATTAAAAATAAAACAAAAAAAATTACAAAAGAAGAAGATAAATACGAAGAGGCAGGTTTTTAGAAATGGCTCAACCATCATCTCGTCAGGGACTAATAGATTATTGTTTAAGAAAACTTGGATATCCGGTAATTGAAATTAATGTTGATGACGATCAAATTGAAGATTTGGTTGATGATGCAATTCAGTATTATAATGAAAGGCATTATGATGGAATTGAAAAAGTATTCCTAAAGCATCAACTGACACAAAATGAATTAGATAAAATAAAAACTGGAATCACTACTTCAATTGCAAATTCTAGTGTTGGTATAACAACAGTCTCTTACACAGAAAGTAATAATTTTTTACAACTTCCAGACCATGTAATTGGTGTGAATAATGTATTTAAAGTAGATTCTAGTACAATTTCGAGTGGATTATTTAACATCAAATATCAATTATTTTTAAATGATTTGTATTACTATGGAGCACTTGATATTTTAAATTATGCAATGGTTAAAACATATTTAGAAGATTTAAGTCGAATTATAACTCCTGATATTCAAATTAGATTTAATAAAAAAAATCATAGATTATATTTAGATATTGATTGGAATCAAATGGATTCTACTAATTATCTTATATTTGATTGTTATAGGTTAGTGAATCCAGCAAATGCATCTGATGTATATAATGATTGGTGGTTAAAAAAATATCTAACTGCAACTATTAAGAAACAATGGGGACAGAATATGATTAAATTTCAGGGAGTGCTACTTCCTGGTGGTGTTCAGTTAAATGGAAGACAAATATATGAGGATGCAATTCGAGAAATAGAAGAAACAGAAAAACAATTAAAAACTGAATATGAACTTCCTCCAATGGACCTTATAGGATGATAAAATGTCCCCATTAAACCCATACTTTCTTCAAGGTTCTGCAAGTGAACAAAGATTGATTCAGGATTTAATTAATGAGCAATTGAAAATGTATGGGCAAGATGTTGTATATCTTCCAAGAAAAATATATAACAAAAAAACAGTATTAAGAGAAATAACAGCATCAAAATTTGATGACGCATTTAGACTTGAGGCATATTTAATCAACTATGAAGGTTTTGGTGGTGGTGGTGACATTCTATCAAAATTTGGAGTCAAAACTACGGACGAAGTTACCTTTGTAATATCAAAAGAAAAATATGAAGATTTTATTTCACCTTTTCTTTCTAATGATTCAAATATTGAATTATCATCTAGACCACAAGAAGGAGATTTAATTTATTTTCCTTTAGATAATACAATTTTTGAAATAAAATATGTAGAAGGAAAAAAACCATTCTATCAATTAAATAATTTATACATTTATGAATTAAGATGCGAAGTAATGGATTTTGAGGCAGATGATAGTATAGAAACTTCAATTGATGAAGTTGATAAATCAGTTCAGGATTTTGGTTATATACAAACTATACAAATGACCAATGCATATGCAGAAACTGCAACTGCTGTAGTTCAACTTGCATCAAATCTTTCTGAAATTGGAGGAAAATCAGTAGAAAGAATAGATTTAATTAATGATGGAACTGGATATTTGTCTCCACCAATTGTATCAATATCCACAGCACCAACCGGAGGAATAAATGCTACTGCAGTAGCAATAATGACTCATCGTTCAGGACAAACCGGAAGTTCAATTGATAAAATATTAATTATTAACCCTGGAATTGGATATACAATTCCCCCAATAGTCACAATTAAGAGTAATAGTGGCACGGGTGGTATTGCAACTGCAATCATTGAAAGTGGTTCTTTGAGTCCGTTTACTATTATAGATGAAGGACTTAAATATTCTTCTGCTCCTGTTGTTTCGATATCTGCTGCTTCAGTTGGCGTAACAAGTGCATCCGCACAAGCATTTATCAATTCTTCTGGTATTGTGACTTCAATTTGTTACATAAATGCTGGTATAGGATACACACAGGCCCCTACAATAACTCTATCATCTCCTATTGGTATTTCTACTGGTAATTATGTATTCAATGAGGTTGTGCGAGGTGTTTCTACGGGAACAACTGCTCACGTAAATAATTGGGATTATGATACAAGAATTCTTCAAGTAAAAGTAGTAAGTGGAAGTTTTGCTGTAGGAGAAACTATTGTTGGGATAGGAACATCATTTGGTGGTTCAAATGCAAGTTATGAGATACATTCAATCAACAAACAAGATGAATTAAATGATAATGCAGATAATGTTTCTATCGAGTCAGAAGCAGATATAATTTTGGATTTTAGTCAAGATAATCCTTTTGGAGATTATTAAATCTAAATAATTAATAAAAGGTATTATTATGTTAGGCCAATACTACTACCACGAAATAATTCGTAAAACAATTATTGCCTTTGGTACTTTGTTTAATAATATTGACATTAAGCACAAATTACAGAATGATACAAATTATAGTATTATAAAAGTTCCTATTGTATATGGACCAGTAGAAAAGTTTTTAGCAAGATTAGAACAAAAACCAGATTTAAGAAAAAGAGTCGCAATAACTCTTCCAAGAATGGCTTTTGAATTGAAATCTATTCAATACGATGGTAGTAGAAAAGTTTCTACTATGCAGACATTTAAAGCACTCAGCAACACAGACAATAAAATAGTAAAAAAACTTTTTATGCCCGTTCCTTATAATTTGGGAATAGAACTTTCAGTGATGTCTCAATATAATGATGACTCTTTACAAATTATAGAACAAATACTTCCATTTTTTCAACCATCGTTCAACTTAACAATCGATTTGGTATCATCAATTGGCGAAAAAAGAGATATTCCTATGATTTTAGGAAATATAAATTTTACAGATAATTATGAAAGTGGATATCAAGAAAAAAGAGTTATTATTCATACTTTAAATTTTACAGCAAAAACATTTTTATTTGGTCCAGTTCCAGATTCTACAGAAGGTCTTATTAAAAAAGTTCAAGTTGATTATTATACTAATACAATTACCAAAAATGCATCTAGACAACTTCGTTATGTTGCTGAACCAAGAGCTATTCGAGATTATAATAATGATCAAACGAATATACTTTTGCAGGATATAGATGATAAGATTACGGAATTTACGGTAAGTGATACCAGTCTACTATCAAAAAATGATTATATAATGATTGAAGATGAAGAGATGTTAATTACGTCAATTATTGAAAATGAAATCAAAGTAGTTAGAGGTAAAGATAATACTATAATAGTACCACACACAAAAAATTCTTATATTCATATTATTAATAATGCAGATGATGCTTTAATTGAACAAGATGATGACTTTGGGTTTACTGAATATCGTTATGATTATGGTGATGGAAAAACTTATAGTCCAACAAAAGGTATTGATGTATGAAAAATAATTTTAACAAAATAGATGAAACCTTAGATATTAAGGCAACTATTACTGCAAAAGAAATTATTAAGAAATCAAAAAAAGAATTAAAGAATATTAAAAATAAAGATCACTCGGAGTTGGATTATGATTATATTCGTGGAACCCTTTATAATTTAATTGAAAAAGGACAAGAAGCAGCAACAAGTTTGTTGGAACTTGCACAGGATGGACAACAACCTAGAGCGTATGAGGTATTCGGACAATTGATTAAAAGTGTTGCAGATTCTACGGATAAATTGATGGATATTCATCAAAAAGTAAAAGAACTTAAAAAAGAAGAAAAAACTGGACCAAAGAATGTTACAAATGCGCTTTTTGTTGGATCCACTGCAGAATTACAAAAACTTCTTAAGACTGGATTAAGTCCAGAAGATATTTCTAAATAATTAAAAAAATTCTTATGAAAAATTTTAAAGAATTTATAGAAGAAGCAAGTTCTACATGTAATAAAACAATAAAAGGAAAATATTGTCCTACTCATGGGACTAAAGATTGTAATACCACAGAAGATCATGAACACTCTATGGCTCGTTCGGAATTATCTATAATTTCAAATGCCGCAAAAAGACTTCGTAAAAAAATGAAAGGTGAAGGAAATATCAAAGCTTGGGTGCAATCTAAAATCACTAAAGCAGCAGATTATATTGATACTGCTGCTGATTATGTCGATAGTCAAGAAATTGGAGAAGCTTGTTGGAAAGGTTATAAGAAAAAAGGTATGAAAAAAATGTTTGGTAAAAAATATCCAAACTGCGTAAAAGTAGAAGAAACAAAAATTCAAGAGGCATCAAAGTCTGGTGATGATTCTCTTCACGATTGGTTTACAAAAAGTAAATCTTCTGATGGAAAACAAGGATGGGTTCAGTTAGCAGGTAAATATGCAGGAAAACCCTGTGCAAAACAACCAGGACAAACTACCAAACCAAAATGTGGTAGTTCTAAAATGGCAGCAGAAATGTCCCCCGAAGAGAAAAAAAAAGCAACAAAGAGAAAAAGAAGAGAAGACCCAAACCCAGACAGAAAAGGAAAGGCAATTAACGTGAAAACCGAATCAAAAATTTATGAAGACCACAAAGAGATTGCAAACGGTAAAGAGAGAGATGATGAAGGATATATGGCAAGAACTGAATTAGACACTATTACTAAAGCAGTTGCGTCTTTAAGAAAAAATATTAAAAAAGGTAACACACAATTACCTGCATGGGTGCAATCCAAAATCACCAAAGCAGCAGATTATATTGATACTGCAGCAGATTATCTTGATAGTGATGAGGTGAATGAAGAAAAGGATGCCTGTTATCATAAAGTAAAGTCTCGTTATAGAGTTTGGCCTTCTGCCTATGCCTCTGGCGCACTTGTAAAGTGCCGTAAGGTT